TACAATGGCGAATCAGTCATTATTAAAATTTTCGCCATTATAAATCACCCCCTTTCTGTCCGATAAATGAAAGTTTTTCTTTCATCATCGTCTCAAAATAATCAGTCCATTTTTGTCTACTAAAAATAGTTTTTGAATGACAACTCCAGCATAAAGTGATTAAATTCTCTTCAGTATTATTGTTCTTATCATAATCTATATGATGAACAGGAAATTTTTTTATATTATCTAATTGTGAACATCCACCTGTTTTAAATTGAGTATTTTGATTTGACAAAATTTTTACCTTTCTTTTGTTATCACCACCGCACTACTGCGAGGCTATTTCTTAAATAATGCAATGAGCATAACGATTATACTCGGTATGGAGCCTATCAATCCCGCTATTATAGCGATACTCCATCTTATCTCATCTCTTTTTCTGCTTATGCCTGTTATGAATATTTCATGTTCTCTAACTATTTTATTTACTTCTCTTTGCTCCTTCCTTTCTTCTTTTATTTCATTCCAGTGATTTTCCATATATTCCTTGATAGTTTTTAAATCACCATGTATCCCTGTAATGTCTGCGATATATTTATCGTTCATCACCCTAAGCTGCCTTGTCACTTCTTTCAGCTCATCACACGGAATGTCATGCTCGTTCATTTATATCCCCATTTTAACTATTGCAAGATTTCTTCTTGTTTTCTTTTCCCAGTATTCAAGCAAGTCTTTGCAAATGTCATCCATGCCGAACTCGGGCGTCCACCCCGTCAGTTTTCTGAACTTGGAAGAGTTGCCTTCAAGCAATGGCACGTCCGACGGTCTCATCCTACCGCTGTCGGTCTCAATCGTCCATTCTTCTATACCAGTAAGCCCCAAGAGCATGCCGAGGACTTCCTTCATTCTGACCGATTTACCTGATGCTATCACGTAGACTTCGCCCGCGCTACCTTCTGAGGCGGCCAACCAGTAAGCCCTCACCATGTCCTTTACATGCGTATAATCTCGCCTCGTTTCTAAGTTGCCGACTCTTATCGGGGACAAAGTCAGTCCCATCTTCCTTTCCACTATCTGTTTGGCGAAAGTGCTCTCGGAGAAACATTCAGTCCTGAATCTCCCGCTGTGGTTGAATGCCCTTGTTACAATAGTTCTCAATCCGTAACTTACATGGTATTGCAACGCCATCATCTCACAGGCAACCTTTGATATTCCGTATGGAGACATGGGCCGCATCTTGCTGTCCTCGTCCAGCGGGCATTCCTCAGGTTTCACCATCCCGAACTCCTCTGATGTCCCGGCTATATGGACAACAGACCCGCGATAGTTTTCCTTCACCGATTCCAGGAGGTTGAACGTTCCGAATATATTGTTCTCAAGGGTGTATTTTGGCGCGTCAAAGGAGTTCTTGACATCCGACTGCGCCGCAAGATGGAAGATATAATCATACCTGCTGTTTTTCAAAACGCTGTCTACGTTCCCCCTGTCTTTTAACTCGCAATAATGCAGGATGATGTCGTCCTTAATGTCTTCAAGGTTCTCAAGGTTTGAACGTTGTCTTACAGTGCCGTGGACTTCATGCCCCATACCCAGAAGCAATTCAGCAAGATGCGGTGCTACCATACCTGACATTCCTGTAATCAGTATCCTGCTCATAGGGTCGGTCTTATCTTTCCAAGAAGCTTCTTTGTCTCAAGGCTCTGCCTGTTCTTGAGCGCCGCCTCAAGTGTATTATCCCCCTCGGCGGCCTTTGCGTCCTTTATCGCCCCAGCCGTTTCTATCAAGGCACTTTTCCACTTGAATACCTGCTTGACAAGAAATGCAAGCGTCGCACCCGGGAACAGAACAAGACAGACTATCAGGATTATTATTCCGAATATCCCGAGTCCGCTTATCCAGTTCCCGAGCCTCTGCATGAATGTCAGCTTCGGAATGACCACACTGGCATTGAGAGTCTTTCTTTGTTCTTCAATAACGACCACCTTGCCATCTGCTATAACCGCCTTTGGAGTGGTGACCACTTCCTCATTCCAATTATAGACAGTATTTGGCCTGCTTGGACTCGCTATTCTCGGCAGGGTTATGCACCCCGATGCAAAAATCAGCGCCGTTACTACCGCTACCAGAACAATCTTATACTTTATCCCTGCCATAACCATCTCCTTATTTTTTTATTCCTATTGTCAATTTCAAATTGGTTACGAACTTGACTATCTGGTCAGCGAAGTTTATCGCCCCGGCAGTAGCCAGAGAGAGTAGAAGAACTGCCGGTATCTTCAATTCCAAATCCGTCAGCGCTACCAGAATGCCTATGATGAGTCCGACAAGCGCTGTCCTGCCCAGTTTCTTCCCGTTAAATGCTTGTCCTTTCTGCAACTTCGTGATGTAAACCACTATTCCAACAATCAGGGCTATTATTACCGACAATATGACCTGTCCCATTTTATCCTCCTTCTTCTATTATTAAATCATCTATTCTGTTCAGCGACTCAATTCCCGCCTTCTCAAGGCTCTGAAACTCCTCCATCACCTCCGTTCTAAGCCATATGGATTTTGAGTCTAATTCTTTGCTCCCGTTATCAGAAGAATCTTTAAGCATTAAATAATCCTTGTTTTTATTTACATAACCAAAAAAGTAATATTATTAAAGGAATCAAAAACCATAATAATCCGCCGTCCTAATTATAGCCTTAGTTGTATTTGCTTGGAAATTTTTCCTTATTTCTCTTATAAAAATCTTCTATATTAAACATTAAATAACCTCTTACACGTCAGCTGAACTGAAGGCACGAACACGTAGTAGCCCTCGCTCATCTCCGGCGCCTCGTAGTCCGTCGCACTCATGTCAAGCGGGCGTTCTAATTGGTTATTGAAAGTTTCACCACGCAATAAATCCGTTATGTCCGCAAGTATGTCAAGGCTGCCGTCAAGCCCCGAACCGCCCATTATCGCTGACTCCCTTAATTGCATCTCCGTTACTACGTATATTTCTATCGTGTCAACCGTCTCTTTCCGCATCTCTTTCCATGACTCCGGCGTCAATGAAGGGGCTATCCCCACGTAAGGGACATCCGAAACCATGATTGGCGGCAACAGCCTCGGCAGGGTTATCTGAACTTTCTTTATGTTGGTAAGCGTCTGTATCCGCTCCTTTATTGCCCGCAGGACGTTCTCCGTCCTATCAAGCGTGAAAGACGACACCGTGTTCACATGCCCGCTTTCAAATATCCTGTGCCCGCCAAGAGCAAAAGTAGCCATGCAGGCGTAGTATTTGTCCTCGTAAGACCCGTAGGCATAATTTGACAGCGACAGGTCGCACGGCTTGTCAAGGTAGTCAGAGAAATTCTTGCCCCGCAGTTCTGTCCAGACGTCGTTAACAACATCCAGCATCCCCCTGTTTCCCGCACTGTCCCCTATTACCGCACTCTCTATGACCTGAAAATAGTTCATAACGTATATCTCAACAGCATGTATGACTTCCTTCTTTGCATTCGTCAGCCAACGTTCCGGGCTTGACACCGGGGCTATCCCTATCCACGGAACTTGGCTTACCATTACTGGCGGTATATAATCTTTCCCCACAACCTCTATTTTCTTGACATAAGTGAGGCTGGGAGAATCTTGAATCGCTGACTTTATGTTTGTAAGTAAAGATTTGATAATTCCTCCAAAAAATAGTTTTCCCAATATTTTCTATTAAATTTCATTTTTGCATGACATTTTTTACACAATGCAACTAAGTTTTCTTTCTTATTATTTTTTTTATTAGAATCTATATGATGAATATCTAACTGTTTTTCATTCTCTATCTGAGGGCATCCGCACAATTTACATTTATAGCCATCCCGGAATCTGACACTTTCTTTTAATCCGCTATCAAAATCTGCTCCATACTCATCATTTTCGTGAGGAATCCCTGTCCCACCATGAGATAAACTTATTTTACTTTTAATTTCTTCTGGTGTTTTTTTACCTTTATTATATGGTATTTGACCCATGTGAGATTTACTACTTTTAATTCTCGTTTCTTTAGAATGGTGTTTCCCATACATTGGATGATTTTCTGGATTCGCAAGTCTTTCTTTTGCTTTTTGAGAAATAGAAGGACGTTTTTTCCCTTTAGTCCATATATTACGTCCTGTATTTGCTTTACTTATCTTCAATTTTGTTCCTTCCGAATGATGAGAACCTGTTCTCAATAAAGATAATTTTTTCTTACAACTTTCCGTTTTAGGAATGCCAACAATAAATAAACTACCTATAATAGGAATATTATGTTTTTTTAACCAACGCCACACAGTAGGATTGCTTGAATTTAGTAATACTGCTATTTGATATGTAGTCATTCTTTTTACATGATACAAGTCATATAAAAATTCTTTATTTCTTAATTCATTACAACGTCTTCTCATTTATCATTTCCTTTGAAAATTCACTAACTCCATTTCTGTGCAATTTACGAATATCTTCATACACCGTTGAACTCCCTATGAATCCCCTGCATACCATACAATGGCTCACCATGACCTTTTGAGTCCCGCATTTTAATACCGTATCTCTCGTATCCCGCAGTTTTCCGCACCGTCCGCACCACTGCATTACTATTCAGACGCACACGTGTGCGTATCATTAACTATCATTTTACCGCCTCGGCAACATGGCTCTCAAAAATACGGTGGATTCTATCTATATCTTCAGGTATAATAAACATGACAAAAGGACGTGGAGGAATCCACGCCGCCCTTGACGGTATGTGCACCCGCTTCGCAAATACGGTCTTGCCCATATACATGAATTTCAACGCCTTCTTCCGTTTCGGGACTATCGTCATCTCTGGAGTCTTGGTAAGACCTCCAAAATTCAATCTCGGGGCATACGGAAGCATAGTGCCAACTTGCACGGAAGTGTCCGTGGGTTCGCCCGGGCTTATGCTGTTCATAAGAGTTCCCGTGTCTCTCAATATCATTGGCGACCCGATACCGCCGCCCTTCCGTCTCAATGCTATCGTGAGCGGGGACAACTTCTGCCATTTAACGGGACGCCCCTGCTCAACGAAATTCCGCTTTATGCTCCCGACCATATATATGGCAGACTCGGCAAGCGGCTTCTTGGTGTCGCTTATCTTCTTGCCAACATCGGCAATGTATTCTTCTGCTTCCCTGCTTGAAAGTTCAACCTGCATCTCTATCATTGCCTTTTATCCTGTTCAGAAAAAACAAAATTTATTTTCTTGCATCTTGTTCATCTTGAAGCCTATCAGAATCTATTGTGGCATCCTCTATCTCACCCGCACTAAACGTCGGCTGATAATCTATCTGGTTCGCCGTTATGTCCCGCTCTATCTTCGCGGTGAGCTCGAGCAGCATGAGTTTCTTGTCCCGCAGCTTCTCAAGCTCCGCTATCGCCTTATCATAGAAGTCCGTCTTGATTGATTCGGTGAGCGCCCCCGGCCCAGGGAACTGCGCCCGCTTGACGTAATACACCGCTATGTCCGTCGCTATGTCGTTTATCTTCGCGGGGATGTCCGCCGCAACTGCAAACGGGATTTGCTCCGGGTATGTGTGCTCAAGATAAGAGTCAACGTCGTTCGTGGCCCTTGACAGGCACGTAGTTATGAGAGTCCCCGCTATTTCGGCTTCGCTCCGAGAGCCCAGAAACACCCTGCAATCTCCCGATGACCCATACGAAATTGACATAATTTAATTCGGTTTTATGATTTGCCCGGTTTTGAAACTTCTTTTATGAGCCCTTTTTCCAAGAGGTCTTTGGTTACCCTGTCGTCTTCCGGGAGCGTTATGATAGCACCCGGGACGGGCTTCTCATGGAACTTCGTGCTACCGCACTTGCATTTGGGGACACCCAACTCAGCATCTGGTGGCAATGCCTGCCGGTATGTCCGCAGGCATTTTTCATTGGAACACTCTATCAGGCTGTGAGGCCCGCTGTATTGTGATGCTCCGTATATGATATTACTCTGCACACGGTATGTTTTTCTCGGCATGTCCTCCGGCAACGGGAGCGAATTGCTCTCAAATCCGGAAGGCAACGAACCGCATTTCCCGCATTGGGCTGGCAGCACCTTGTATTGGGTCTTGCATGTTTTGCATACCCACATTGTCTCTTTCCTGTTCAATCTTACCGCTTCTATGACCGCCATTTCGGCTACTCCTTTCTATAAACTACCGTCAAGCGGCATCTCGGCCGCTTTGACATTGTGCTTTAACCATTTCCTGACTTGCCGCCCCCTGATATTGTTATGCGTTGAGAACATCATCGTCTCAATGTTTTCTGGGCGGTATCCACGCCTCGCAAGCTCCTTGGCGCGGCGCTCGTTTATCCATTCGGTTTTGTTCTCTTTGCTTATCCCCATGGTTCGTAACTGGCGGTTTTTTCAGGAAACCGCCAAAACCTTATTTGTCACGTTTTAAGAAAGCAAGTTTGTCAGCAGATACCCGGCTGAAGTTGCAGTTACTTTCTCCGTCTGTATTACACTGACCTCCACCATGAGCCCGCCCCTGGTATCAACCCTGTATGTCTTTACTATAGGAGTGTTAGTCCTGAACGTGTAGCCGTATGACAGCGCCTCAAGCGATGGATTCGGCTCCTTGTAGAACACCAGCGAGTTGTCCACCCACACATCGCCCAGAGACTCCGCAGCGCCTTCATTCGCCGTGTTCCTCACCGCGCCCGCTATGATTGTCTCCAGATTGAACAATACTGGCGGTAGGTCTCCGTTCCGCAACAGAATGTCGCCCGGCACCGTGTATCGTATGAGGTTCAGTATAGTGCTGTCCCGTTTCACAACGTCCTTCACCTTGTAAGGCAGCATTATGGATGTCGGCTCAACCCCAGCGGCCAACCTCACGGTGTCCTTCGCCGTGTCTATGTCGGTCTCAATCAACGGCGATGTTCCGTCCCACTTGATTGAGGGTGTTGCCGAACTGCCCACATTCCTCGTATCCTGGCACAAAAGGGCAGTCCGTCTTTCAGTCCCCAGAAGTATCTTCCGCATCAGCTTCTGTGTCGTGCTTACCTGCGGGCGGACTGCGACGTCGGCATTGTTTATTATCCTGTCGGAAATCAAGTGCCGCAGCGCGTATTCCTGCGCCGTATATGTCGCCGTGGTCACGTCCCAGGTTATTTCTCTCGCCTCCGCGCCTGCTGCGCGGAGCGCATCTTCGTCCTGAAGTTCCTCTTTGTTGAACACGAAATACGTGTCCGACTCTTTCGCA